ACGCTTCTTCTTCAATTGTTTCGTACTACACAATTGACGACCGAACGGGAACTCCGGCCGCATCGGATAATCTACTTATTGTGAGTGACCCGAGTAATCCTGTCGTCGTCACGCTAGACGGCGACGCGACGATTGGTGATGCCTCGATGCCGTTGGGAACCTCTTTCGTATCAACCAATCTGTCGAACCCGTTGACTATCGGGCACAGTGGAACGCTCACATGGGATACGACGCAAAGCTCGACGCTCACATGCAATGGTTGCATCAACGTTCGCATCGGTGGCGGAATACACATGGGCACGATCGCGAACCCGTTCCCTGCGGCGTACAACGCGAAGATCATCTTTGTCGGTACCGCGATTGCGACGAATGCTGGACTGTACATATTGACGTATGGTTGGCATTCTTCGTTCGCCAACGGAGCATGTTCTTTCGTTGGTGCTCCGAAAGTTAACCGCGGATGGTATGCATCCGGCGTCGGTACTGCGGCCTCTCCACTAGTGACGACCACGGCGACGGATTGGAGTGTTGGCGACCAGATCTGTATCTCTGGTGCTGTGTATAATCAGTATGAGATTCGCTACATCATCACAAAGAATTCCACATCTTCTTACGTTGTCTCGACGAGTGTAGGAGGTGCGGAAGCGGCGTTCACGAACGCACACTCGACGACCGACCTTATCCTCAACGGCACGCAGAACGTCTCACTTGAATCGAACGCCATCGGCGTACCATTCTGGGGCAACATCAATCAGTACATCCCATCTTCTGTCGTATTCAAGAATGTCTCGCTCAAATACCCTGGCGGCAGTGGCTCGTCGAGGAACGGATGGTACAACGGAACGTCAGCGTCGTATGGTTGCAACTATGATACTATTTCCATCATAGACGGTGGCTTCGGGCTGTATCCGTTTTATTCGTACTACACGACAAGACCAACATCGAAGTGTGTCAACGCCGCCATCTATCGTATCCCTGCGGCGCTTGGTGGAAGCACGAGCACGGGAGCGATGCTGACGCTCTCGCAGTACGCCGGAACGTATAGTGATATCTATTGCATTGGCGGGAATTATAACTCATTAGCGATATCGGCATATAGTTTCACCGTCAGCAATGTGTATGTATACAACGCTGTACAAAACTATTCGAGTGGGTATCAAGGGGCCGGATTGACTATTGCTGGAGCATATGGTACGTTCTATAATTTCAACGCTCAAGGATGTCGCACGAATGGAATCGCCATCGGCGGCACAGGCATGATAGTAAAGAATTCCCACTTCGGCGATTTAGTCACGAACAATTATGATATTAACCCGTTGTATGTTGGTGGATTCGCACAGACATTATTCGATACGTGCACGTTTGGTAGTGCAAACTTGTTCTCGTCGCCGCTCACGTCTATCACTTCGTCACCGTACAGGCTCACAGTTGGTTCATACATATCGTTCGACAACTGCAATAGCGGCAATGAGAAGTTAACGTATTACACTAAGGGCCTTATTCAGAAAACGGGCACGGGACTTACTGACACGACGCTTTCCCCTCTCGGACAGAACTGCGCCCTCATCGCGCCGGTGAACGTTGACGCGGGGCAGTCGTTTGAGTTTAAGCTCCTCGCTGTCCCGAATCAGTCGGTCTCGGTGTTCGGCAAGCTAAAGAAGAACGCGGTATCGACCGCAGACCTCGCTACCGTCGAGCTGTGGTTACCGGGTAGCACTGTTGCCGATGTGACGTACACGATGCCGAACGGCACTGATTGGAACACGTTCGCGCTTGCCGCGAACTACACAGGCACAGAGTACTCGTGGGCGACGGTGAAAGTCACCTGCTACAGCGCGACGACGGGTGCGGGATTCTATGTCGGCGATATCTTCAACGGTACGAACAACATCACGAACCTGAACTTGTGGTACCAGGCGAAGCAGTCTGACATCATGTTCGAACAGCTTGGTGACGCGAACGCAGTGTGGTCCGTCTTGACAAGTACACAGACGACGAGCGGAACGATGGGGAAAAAACTCAAAGACGGTTTGACGACGAACCTATTCCTGGGGCTGAAATGACAATCGATGACGATTTATCGATGATAAAATCTGTCCGGAAATTACTATGCTCGAAATCACTGGCTCCCGAAAAACGCGATACACTCGAACAAGTGTTCGTGAATCTCAACGACAAAATCATGAACATCCCGGCAGGAGAACAGTTCAGGCAATGGTACGATGGATACGTACTCTACAGAATAGGAATACAGGGTGATTACAATGGGAAAACTCGAGCGCTACCTCCAGCAACAAAAGATTAGTGAAGAAGAGGCAATCATCGCGCTCAATTCGCGTGGTGCAAAGCCGAAAGACCCCGTGGTTTTGGGGCTCAGTAACACTCATATAAAGTTCGGCGTCATCAGTGATACTCACATAGGTCACAAATGTTTTGTCGATGCCCTTTTCGAGAAGGCCGCAAAGCATTTCAAAAAGGAGGGTGTTGAATTTGTCGCACACCCGGGCGATCATCTAGAAGGCATGAGCGGTCGGCCGGGCCATGTCTATGAGCTCAACCTTATCGGCTTTGCACAGCAAGTCGATCGTGCGGTGGAACTCTACAGCTCGATAGGCAAGCCTATCTACGGTATAGATGGGAATCATGATGGGTGGTACTACAAAAAGAACGATAATGGCACCGTCGTTGGTGAGGTGCTTGAGCAGCGCGTCAAAGGGTACAAACACCTTGGACAGATGGAGGGCGTTATCCAACTAGGACAAAACGCAAAGATGCTTCTCTATCATGGTGGAGATGGCAGCGCCTACGCCACAAGCTACAAACTCCAAAAACTCGTGGAAAGCTTCGATGGTGGTGATAAGCCGAATATCGTCTTGAGCGGTCACTATCACAAATCGATGTATGCGTTCATACGAAACGTGCACGCATTTGAGGCTGGCACGCTCTGTTCGCAGACCGAGTGGATGCGTGGAAAGAAGCTTCAGGCGCACATGGGATATTGGATCATCGACGCGTTTCTCGATAAACGGGGTATCAATCGCATAAAGACAGAGTTCGTGCCGCATTACGCGGGAGGTTCGGTATGATGCAGGTGTTCAACACAGGAGTATTGACAGAGAACGGATTACGACAGATTCGTGAGCTCAATGGGCGTATAGAGAAGGTTGTCGTGTTTTGCGGCGCGCCACGACAGAACACGAAGATAGTTCTGACGTCGTATGACGGCGAGGTACTCTGTGACGGATACCTCGGAGAGCCAGTATCGCGGTTTTATCCACGCAATGTCATCCCAGTAAGTCAAGAGACGCCTATCGTCGAGACGTACGCCATCAATGGCCCACTATCGCTCGAGATTATCGGGCTCGGCGATGGCGAAGGTATCGATAATATTCGCATTTACTATGAATAGGTTATATTTATAAAACTAAAAAATCAGTAGAACGACGACTATGACACAGATAATCATCAAGCTGGATGAGAAAGCCCTCCTCGTTGCGATAGATGAAAAACTCGACGCGATTGCGAGTAATATCTTCGCCAATTCACAGCAGTTGATCGTCGAAAGGGGAATCATCGACGAAGGGACGTTGCTTAAAAGCGGCAACTTAAACCGCGAATACCTCCAGAAGACGATCATCTACTCCGCCCCGTACTCTGACGCGATAGAATTCGGACGGCTTCCGGGCAGTATGCCCCCCGTAGACGCTTTGAAAGCGTGGGTCAAGCGCAAAGGAATAGCGTCTGATGAGGCGGAAGTATCGCGCATTGCGTGGGCAATCGCGCAAGATATCAAGACATCTGGGATAGACCCGCGACCGTTCCTTAGTCCTGCTGTGGAAATGGAACTTGTCAAGATACAATCGAGGTAACGCTATGGAAGAGTTCAGCAAGGCATTCGCATTTGACGGCATCAATGACGACGAGATGAGAAAATTCTCCTGCTGGGGGAGCGTCGAAGTCGTCGATCGACAGCGAGAAATCATCCCAATCGACGAGGTCTATAAGATAATGGATATCTGGATGGACCGCGGCGCTCCAATCATGTTTCGGCACTCTAACAGGCAAGTCGGCAAAGGAGTAAACTGGCGTCCTGCAGAGAAGGATGGAAATAAAGGTGTCCTGATTACCGGGGTCATCTTTAAGCACTACAAGGAAGACGACGAAGTCTGGGATGGTATCAAAAAGGGAGAGTTCGAAGGCCTATCTATCGGTGGCAAGAGCTACTTGAAGGAGAAGGACGAGAACGGCAATACCTTCCTACGAAACCTCATAGGCTACGAGTTTTCTGTTGTGGAGAGAACCGGTAATCAAGAAGCAACATTCACCGAGGTAAACGCAATGGCGAAATCTGACACTGTAGTAAAAGCAGATGAGCCGGTGATGGACAAAACTCCGGAAGCGCCGCCCGCAGAAGCGCCGCCTGCCGCAGAGCAACCTCCCGCACCGGAAACATCAGACGAGATTTCCCAATTGAAGAGCGTCATCGCATCTTTGATTGAGAAAATCGCAATGATAGAGCAGAAACTCTCCGGAGCCCCCGAGGCCGAAACGCCTATCGAGGAGTCTGCGGAAGAGAAGCCTGCTGAAGCTGAACCCGAACCGGTCGATTCGGAAGTCGACGCGCTCAAGAAGGAGTTGTCCGACTTGAAGAAGTCAATCGTCGTCAAAACGATCGAGACTGCGCGCCCCGCAGAGGTTCAGAAGAAGGATAAGCACACCGAAGCCCGTGAGACGCTCAAAGAGATGTCGAAGAACGGAAACATCGACTTTACTCAGCTCGGAAAGAAGCTGAGACAATAGAGAGGTCCCCATGAAATTTGAAAGCATACAGCAAATGAGAGAAGCATACTACGGCCCCGCCGACAGCGAGATTGCAATGGCGGTCCAGAAGGCTGACGCGCCGGTACTGAGCACCACAACGGGTGTCTACAACCGCGTGTACGGCGAGGCAGTCTGGGAGCTGTTGAACAACGAAGCCCGCTCATGGGGTGTACTTCCTAAGAAGCCGCTGCAGAACACCGGCTTCCGCGTGATTACTGCACGCTCGAGCACGCTCGGAACTGGTGGCGTCTCTGAAAACGCAGCCATCCCTGACACTGTCAAGCCGACGTGGGCTCTTGCGTCTATCAGCCTCAAAGAGGTTGTGAAGACGTTCGACATGTCGAACAGGCAGCAACTTCTCAACGACGGAAGCGATGACACCATCGGCTTCGAGGAGATCAAGCAGTACATGGCGAAGGAGTTCACAAACCACGTGAACAAGATGCTCCACGGCGACGCTGACACGCTTGCCGGGTCGAACATCGAGTCCCTTGACCGTGTCTGCTCGAGCCAGTCTGAGGAAGCAGCACTGCTTACCGCGGGCGACGCCGACATCTACGGCTTCGACAGAAGCGCAAGCACTGCCTACGACGCATATGTGAACCACAACAGCGGAACCGACCGTGCGCTTTCGGAGTCTATGCTCCGCACTGGAATCGATTCGATCGAGGAGGCATCAGGTGCACGCCCGAACGTTATCATCACGGGCTTTGACACCGCGCGCGACATCGATGCGCTTGTCAACACACAGACGCGATACGTCACTGAGCGTGTCTCCATCAACGTCGGCGATGCGGGTATCAAGACCGCCGCGGGCAACGATGCCGGTCTCCGTGTTGCAGCGTTCGACAGTATCCCCATCATCCGCGATAAGGATGTCACGAAGGATACAAAGAGCCGTGTGTACCTCCTCAACACCGAGTACCTCTACGTCGGAGTCAAGCAGCCCGTACAATACTACGAGACGCAGGACTTCTTCGTTGCTGGAACCCTCGGTAAGAAGGGCATGTACTACATGGCCGCCGAGCTTGTCTGCACCCGCTTCAACGCGCAGGGTAAGATAAGAGACCTCTTGTAGGTCGACAGTTTTTCCTTTTTTTATTTTTCAATTTTATAAAAATCCTCCGGAGGGATACCATCGCAAAAGACCTAAACGAAACTAAGGAGGAGAAACCGAAGAAAAGCTTCCGTCTCCTCAAGAACCCTGGGCAGAATTCTGCAGATCAGATATACTACACTCAGGACAACACAGCTATTGTCGTACCGAAAGGCGGTTACCACTTTAGCCTTGACAAAGAAATGGATGCCACTATCGAGCATCTGAAGAAAACCTACGGGTTTGTAGAGGTCAAATAGGTGAACTGAATGGCATTCACAAGCGCAATCACAGCACAGACGTATTTCGGCAACAAGAAGGTTGTCTTCGGAACGTTCGCAAGTTCTGCGGGCGGCACTGGCGGCGACATCGCGACGGGGCTCACGAATTGTGACCACATCGAACTGACGCACACCGGGGCAGCCGTTGTTGCATCGGCGCCGGTAGCGAACGAAACCTTCCCGGTAGCGGGCGGAGTGATTACCATCGTCACAGTCGCGGATACCGTCGGAACATTCGTCGCGTATGGATACTGAGAGGACATTATGACAACGTACAATAAAGTATTTCCTAAGATGGAATACGTAGGGTACACGTCAGCGTTTCCTATCGGTGATGCGAACGACCACACTTTCGTGGCAGTCGTCGCGAATAAGAAGACAAGTGTTGACTACAATTTCCAGATAACCCTCGATGGTACAAATTGGGCCGATCTCGGTTCTGATATTCAGAAGACCGCGAACGGAGTGTATATCACGAGGTTCGAGGGCTATCATGGAATGGCAGTGCGCGGCGCGTATAAAGCAGAAGTTGGTGGTACAAAGGCCACTGCGACTGTTGGAACCGTCGTGATACTCGCGGTCAATAAGGGTGCGACGATGAATGGTTACACCGTTGAAACTGCGACGGGTGTGGCTCAAGGTGCTGAGACAGCAGAGATTTCTGGTACTGCGATTCTCATCACCGGTCACGTCGATTCTACGCTTGGCCAAGTGCAGGCGGCGATCGCGGCCAATGCAGAAGTTGCGGCGCTAATCACGGCAACGGGGATCACCACGTTTGCAGCAGATGGTCCGACTGCGCTGGCGACCGGTGACGGCGCAGAAGTCACCATCACGTATAAGGGCGGCGAGTAAAATCCTCTTTTTCTTTCTTTAGTTACATTTATAAAAATAAAAACTAATCGATATGTATGGTAGTTACATACACAACGGCGAATGATGTCGGGAATAAATTGGGATTCCCCGCGTCGTATTTCACGACAATAAGCACGCCGACGCTTGCGCAAGTTGAGACGTTCATCAATCGCGCCGAGGATACGATCGATATCACTACCGGTCACGCTTGGCGGTCTGTGACTGTCGCCAATGAGTACGTGCGACCGAGTTCTATTTATCGCATGGGTACTGGCATACGCTTGAAACTACAGCATCGGTCAGTGTCAGCGATTACAAAGCTCGAGATATGGGACGGTTCGAATTGGATCGATTACGTCACCACGAAGACCGAGGGTCGGAATGACGACTATTGGTATGATGCAAGTAACGGCCTTGTCTTTCTCGTCTCCACGATGCGCATCTATCCTCACGGCGTGCGCGTATCGTACACATACGGCGAGTCTGCTGTTCCAGGAGACATCAACGACTGCGCCGCCATGATGGTTGCACTCTCCATTCTCAACGCGCCTGAGTTTAACGCCGTCCTCTTTACGCAAGCCGGAGAGACTACTCCGATGCGCGACGGCAACAAGAAAATATGGCGTGATATGATAGATACGACGCTCTACAATCGCGCCGAGTTCCAGTAATTACATTTATAAAACAAAAAGATTAGTAGAGACCAACAGAACGGCCCACTCCCTGTATGTATGTCACAAAGGAGAGAACGCCTAGTGAACCGTTATGGCAGACGTCAACCCATTAAGCACTATTGTCAGTCTCCTCACCACGAATTACCTCGTGGCGAACACGGATTCTATCACCCCCACAATCGCTATCATCTATGAAAAGCCGACGGATAAAGACCCTCGACCGAATGAGGATCTGATATTCGTCTATTCTGATATCACGAATCGAAAGCCTGTCGGGATAGGAACTCCGGCAATTGCCGAGGTCACCGAGTCGGTAAAAATCGATATTCGCAGTAGGCCATCGAATGCCGTACAGACGAGCAAAATCGACGACGATCATGCCCGTAAGGTGCTCACAGAGGTTAACCGAATCCTCTACACAAACATTCTCGCTCCTGGGTCAGACTTCGATGTCATCGACCCGAACATGGAACTAACAGATTTATCGAATGGAATGCGCGGCGTGTTCCGTTATGTCATCAAGATACGATTAGTTGATTTTTGCCGAGATATGACCACATAAAGAGGTACACCCATGGTATGCATAAGCAATGTTGGCAACAAATACATCGCGGCCTACGAGACTGTGTATGGTACAAGTCCGAGCCCGTTCACTTCCGTTGACTTAGGACACATTCAGAAGGTCAGCATCAGTGAGGAAGATAACGTCGATAAGGGCTCGAGCCTGAATTCTGGTCACCTCGCGGCAACGTTTGAAGATGGCCTCTACTGGTGCAATGTGACCATTGAAACACAGGTGAGCAAAGCATCACTTCCAAATCTTCTGAAAGCGTCCCTCGGGGCGCGCGTTGATGCGACAGATTACACCATCACCAGTGACCCCGCGCTCGTATCGATGAGCATGAAATTCTTCTATCAGGGCACGAAAATAGGACTCCTCAATGGCCTGGTCGTTAAGGATTTCGAGCTCAGTGTCGCGAAGGGCGAGATGGTAAGCATGACGCTTAACTGTGTTGCTAAGAAGCTCAGCAAGGCGACAGAGACGATTGCACCCTCGACAAACACCGATACGAAATTCAGTTTCATGGACGTTTCGGCGACCATTGGTGGTGTCGTTACGGTCCTTAACACCATCTCCATTAACGGAAATTGGAACGTCATAGACGACGAGGGACGCGGCATCGAGGCCGTAAGCGCCGGTGATAGGCGGCTCTTACAGACAGTCTTGCGCCACCGCCTTGATGTGAGCGGATCGTACGAGGCTGAGGTCAATGATACGCAGGAATTCGGATACACCGAGGAGCGCACGAACGCCGCCCTTGTCGTGACCATCTCGCGTAGTACAGATAACGCCCACGTCTTCACTATGACGAATACCCGAAGCAACAAGCGGGGCATCGACATGAGCACAGACAATACGAAGAAGATGATCACCTATGACTACGAGGCGTTGGACCTCGGGGTCACAGGAGACTTGTAGAGTGAGGGATACACATGACGGCGGAAACAGTACAATACATCGATGGGACAACGGTAACGGTGGAGGTCAACAGACTCGGCTTTCGACGGTCAACACAGATTGCGCGAAAACACATTCCGATTAACAGCCTGACGGTATCGAAGGCTGACAATAGCATGACCATCACCGGGAATATAGACCTCGCCGGAATCTCAGAGAGTTGCCTCGCAACAATTCCTGGGCTCGATCTGGATAAGCTCGATGGGAAAGATGCGGCGAGACTGTACAAGACATATTTCGAGGCTGACGTTATGGGAAGCCTCGGGCAATCAGCAAACCCAAACTAGAAGCGGAGCTCCGGCGCGTGCTGGATGCTCCTAAAGCAATAGAACATGTAAGTCCATTGGCATCGGAAGTGATAAAATATTCGAACCTCCTCCTCATCGGGTTTAAAGTCGACCTAGACGACTTGCCCGTGAATGTGGTGCACGGAATCGAGTATTTCAGCATGCGACGTAGAGCAAAGGAAGAAGAAGAGCGTTTCAAAGCGCTTGCAAGGATGCTAGGAGCAAAGTGAAGGTGATTAAAATCGCAGAGATGATTTGGAGAATAGGATTTGATGCCAATGAGGCGAAGCGTGCAGGGAAAGAATTCAAATCGAGCGCTGGCGGAACAACGGGTGGCGGTAAGAAATCCGGCAGTGGTGCATTCGCCGGTGGCCTTATCGGTGGCCTCCTGGGCGGAATCCTTTCAAGCGTTCGACAACTTGTCGAGCCCATTCAGGCGATGTCCACTCTGCTCGTCGCCGCGCTCTTCCCGATCTTCAAACCCTTCCTCATTCTCTTCTTGAAAGTTGGTTTGATGCTGTTTAAATTTTTCAGTACGATTGCCAACGGATACGAGAAATTGGCTGGCGATGATAGTTCCACAGCCAAAGATATTACAACGGGAGCGGGTGCAGTAACTGGTGGTGTGATAGGTGCAGCCCTTGGTGGCCCATGGGGTGCGGGAATCGGTGCCGCTATCGGTGCCGCCATTGGTGGAATAATTCCCAGTGCTTTCAAAGGCATAGGGAATATTCTGACGATTGCTGCAGCATGGCTCGATGAGCTCTTGGGCGTGTTTGGAATCGACATGGACGCGGTACGCAGGGCTGTTGTCACTTTCATCTATGAGACCATTCCGGAACTATGGGACAAAGCCGTTGAGGCGATGAGTGGGGTCTGGGAATATTTGGCGGGTCTCGGCCAGTGGATGTGGGATAAAGCCGTCGCAGTTCTTACAGTAGTCTGGGAATATTTGGCGGGTCTCGGCCAGTGGATGTGGGACGGACTTGTCGCCATGTTCACACTCGCGTGGGAAGCGGTGAGTGGTATCGGTCAATGGATATTTGATACACTCTCGTCTATTATGAAATCAGGATTTAGCGTGCTTAGCGGTATAGGGAATCTTGTATGGAAGTATGTCAAATCCTTATTAAAAATAGGAAAGGATGATAAGAAGAGCGGATCGGATTCATCAATCAACGACGCCATCATCACGCCGAACGGTGACATTATCCGTACAAGCCCGTCAGATTACCTTATAGCGACGAAGAATCCACAGTCGCTCGGTGGACAGTCGAGGGCGTCATCCATCAATGTGAGCATCAATGGTGGTCTCATTACCGAAGATGTTGCGCGGAAGATAGGGCAAATCATCCTGAAAGAAGTAAAGCGGAGTGGTGCATAATGGTCTTTAGCGTCGAACTCATAAACAAAAATGGTAAGAAGTTTATCATGCAGGAAGCGGAATGCAAGAATGCCGACTACGTGATGACCTCGAAGCTTTTCAAACAATCACTTCCTGACGGCACCGCAGAAGACGCTATCGTCATTAATCTTGGGCAGGAGAAGTCATGGACGTTCCCGATGCAACTACGCGCTACAACGGTGGATGCGGCAGAATCTACTCACTCATCATCTGTGCTCACGATACAACAGAAGGTTGACTACCTCGAGGGTACTTTCTTCACAACCGGCCTTGAGGACTTGTACACGATAAACGTCTACACGTCATGCGCCAATATTCTTGGAAAGAAGGGGATACTCGATGGGTTCTCATTCAATCCCACATCAGAAAAACCGAATGTCTTACCCGGCCAAATAACTATGAGTATCGGCGGTGGAAAGCAATGACAGCACTACAGTATCGTCTTGGTGGAACTCAGGCAGTTGGGCAGACGTTAAGCTTTTCCGCGAAGATAACGAAGAAAGATGTCAGAAAGCCGAGCATCTTATCATTCGGCATACGTCAATCTACTACGCCACAACTTAACGACGAGGTGCACTACTACGACCTTGATAACACACAGGTGTTCGGTGGATATATTCAAAAAGTCGTCGATAGCAACGGCATCCAGGCGATTGAAGTCGGAGATTACAGTATCAAACTAGGACAGACAAAATTCAGCGTGATATACACGAACATGAGCCCCGAGGCAATCATAGAAGATATCATCACAAACTACACCGAACTCACATATGTGAGTACGGTAAGTACTGGCATAACGATAGAGAAAATAGTGTTTAAGGACGAATGGATACTCGACGCCCTTGTCAAACTACTTGAGATTTTTAGTGGTGCATACTCCGTGGACCTATCGAAGAATTTCAACATGTGGTTGGAATTCGCGAACACCTGCACGAAGAGCCTTAATTATGGCTTCGACATGCTGTCAGAGGAAGGATGGACGCGAGATATCTCAGTCAAGGCTGAGAAGGTTATCGTGCTCGGGGCGATTGTAGATCAACGCACTACTGAAACATTGGCTGGAACAAACACTGTTTTCTACACGTCGTATAAGCCCGAGAACATTCAAATAACAGGACTACAGCGAACAACTCCGGACATCGCGGGCGATTATGCCGTCGAAGAAGAAAATAAAAAAATCACATTCGTCTCATCGAAGACCGACCCGGTCGTAAGCTATACGTACAAATCACAGGTGCGTGTTGAGGTTGGAACGGGTAAGACGGTTCTTCTCGAAAAGAAATACATTGAGAGTAAGGCACAGGCGCGACAACTTGCGCAGCGATATAGGGACCGTTTCTTCGACGGCGCGCAAAACTCGCAATGGAAAAAGGTTGATTCTAACATATCACTCTACAACGTCGGCGACAGCATCTATGTCGAGGATGCGCAAAACGGTGCAACGGGATACTACGTCATAAAACAGGTGACACTCGAATTGCCGAATCGATTAACACTCGATGTCGGAGAAACCGAAGAGGACCTCTATGATTGGCAGAAGGAGACCATTGAACGCCTTAAACAACTCGAGAAAAAGAGCACTGATGGCGATTATGTCACGAGTTATGATTACCTCCGAACAGACATCAACGTCGACGTGAAAATAGAATTCACCAAGTTGCTCGAAGTCTACGATACCGGCAAGGTTCTTTTTGCCAGTGATACGACACTTGCAAGCGATGGTGATCTACTTTCAGACACCGGCATCGATGACGATTATGCGCTTGCATACGACGATGCTGGTCTGCCATCCACTGAATACTTCGATTACTTAGCATGAGGTACACATGGGAGTCACACAAACAATCATTGACGCGATAAAGGTGGCATCACTCGCAGAGTTCGATACAGCGACACATATCGGCATAGGCGATGATGCCACAGCCGAAAATCCGGCACACACAGATTTGCTCGGTCCTATCTTACGTAATGCGTTCGATGAGGCTGCGGTCAAAGTAGAAGCTCTCGGAACATATGATTTTTCAGTGGCCGTGGGGCTCACAGAGGGTAATGGAAACACCATCGAGGAATGTGGTTTATTCAGCGCATCGAGTGGTGGTACAATGTTTTTGCGGAAGCTTTTGACGACGCCAATCCCTAAGACAGCGACGAAAGAAGTGTCGATAGGCATAAAGGTCACAACCACGGTTACAAATTCATAGAGGTACTACGATGGCAATAAAGAACACACTACTAGGCGGCACCGACTGGTCAACACCCACAGCGCGCATTAAACCGACAGACCTCAATGATACGTTCGACGCTATCACAAATAAATTTATTCTTGGAAATGATATTCTCCTATGTGGAAGCGGTAAATCTGGGAGTCTCACAATCAGTGGAGACACTACACTCACAACTCCTGGAGAATATGATGATATAACAATTGAGCCGACGTACACATTAACGGTTGGAACATGGGCGCTCAAAGTCCATGGAACATTGAACGTTCTCGGAGAACTTAGTGCCCCAAACATTACTGGTGGGGCCGCTGGGGCCGGTGCCGGATTAGGAGGTGCTGGTGGAACAAACGGTGGCTTTCTCGTCGTCTTTGCAAATACAATTACGGGGGATGGCATTATAATTTCTAATGGCGGCACGGGCGCCACAGCACCAAACCCGGTAAATTCAAATACAGCTGGGGGTGCAGGCGGCAATGGTGTTGCTGGAACAATTATCAGCATCACCGCAAATACCGCATCAACTGGCGGCGGTGGTGGAACTTCTTCTGTCTCGCCAAATGCTGGTGCTGGTGGAAACGGTTCGTCGGCATTTAATACACATTTGACAACCCTCGTGTATAGCCAATTACAACAGAGTCTCTTTACAAAATGTGATACAAAACCCGGAACATCGGGCGGCGGCGGTGGCGGCACGGGCCGTGGCAGTACTACTGACGAAACTGGTGGCGGTGGCGGTGGCGGTGGCGGCGGTTGTGGTGGTGCGGGTGGTAACGGCGGTAGAGGAGGCGACGATCTTGCACAAACTATTAACTCTGCAGGCGGTGGCGGTGGCGGTGGTGGTGGCGCTGGTGGCGTTGTTATCGTTTTATGTTTCACCGATACTAGCACAATTACATTGCAGGCAACGGGTGGAAATGGAGGAGACGGTGCGTCTCAATTAGGGTCTGCGGGTGTTGGCGGCGGTGGCGGCGGTGGCGGTGGCGGCATCATATATCTTGTCAGTCCTACTTCGCACACCCTTACAGTAACGGGCGGATCAGCGGGTGTTATGGGTACAACAGGAAGTCAGTCTGGAGCAACCGCTGCAACGGCAGGAGGATCTGGTTTGACATACTACATCGATACGGAGGCATAAAATGACGAAACACGATATCGTCTGCGACAACTGTGGAAAGCTTCTCGGTGAAGTCGACATATCTGAAGGCAGCCCTCTTCCAAAGGGTTTTCTCTGTGGTAAAACCGATCAGGTGGGAACGTGTGCATATACGTGGAATCAACGCAAAGATGTACAAGACAAGTACGTCACTGATATCGAACAACTCAAAGATATTATCCGAGAAGAAATTCTTAAATCGCAGAAAGAGGTATAATAATGCTCGGCATCGAACGGATATTCAGCAAGAACATGTGGCGAACATTTGGGTATCGTCTGATTGAGACGGTGTTCCGGAAGGATTCATTTTTTCACGATTTTGGATTCGGATACCGAGATGTCAAAGACATAGCGAAGTACTACAAGGAGAAGAACACCCGTGAAGTCTTGCAGAAACTCATCGATGATAACAAACTCGTCGGAAAGACTGAGAAAGAAACCGTCTTTAAGTGCATGAAATGGCTTAATGACACGTACCCGTCAAACCATTATTACATGAAAGACCACGGCGATCGATGGAACACCCCCCTCGAGACGTTGCAGAGCTGGCAGAATCGCAGTGCGATGAACTCCTTTGTGCCGTGGTACTCAGAGCACGACAGGGAATGGTACAACGAAATGCCGACCGATTGTGACGATTATGCGGTGTTCTTGTATAACCTCATGCGCGTCGCGGGTGTCGCGAAAGAGAACTTACGGCTCTGCTTCATGAAGACCGAGACGGAATGGCACATGAACGCCATGTATCTCGATACTGGTTCGATTCCCTACGCCATAGAGGGGACATATCATCCTGAGGTAGCCATACGGAATTTCGGGAATATCACGTACTACGAAAATCGGACGTTTGATGGCACGACATGGGTGAATTATTACGCGGGCATACGATGGGTATTCAACGAGGATGAGGTCAGACGAAGCGTCTATGAATAAAAAATTACATTTATAAAACCCTGAATTGAGTGTGATAGTATGCCAAAAGGCTCGACGAACTATGGTGAACGCATGGCCCGCATAGAAACTACACTCGACTTCATGAAAACAGAGATTGGCAGCATCAACTCGAAACTCGACGCGTTTATAGCCGCACACGATACAAAGAACGATGAACAGAAGAAAGAGTTCGATGCGCGCTATGCAAGCAAGCGGATCGAGACAGCGTTCTGGGGCATAGCGTCTTTCTTAGGATTGACATTTTTATCAGCGTTGGTGTACGTCATTGCCGTGTATCCACAGGCATTGAAAGGAGGATGATTCTATGGTACAGAACATAAGCAAAAAAGGAAGCTGGGACGGCTACGATATCATGACCGCACTGGTACGCAATAAGGACAGTCTCAAGGTCATTCTTTCGGTACTATCAACGTATAGCGCGTATGCAACCGTCACAGGGGTTGACTGGCGCGAGTTCCTCATAGTGTTCGGATTCGCTGTCGGAACGCTGGCGTTTAAGCTACTTCTGGACGCCATCGAGTTCCGACAAACGAATGTCAAGCTCTAATCGGCTTGCGCCTCTTTGCGGGCATTCTCTTCTTCTATTCGCATTTCTTTATCTATGGCCATGCGAACAAATTTACTGAAGTTGAATCCGCGGCCTTTGTGCTTGATCCACGCGATATGCTCAAGGGTCAATGCGACGCCGAGCACTTTACTATTGGTCACTATGTTCATGGGTTCCTCCGTTTAGGCGTGTACAATGTGCCACTAGTTTATCAGTGAGTTCTGTCATCTTTGTGTCGAATTCCTCGAGAGTCTTCGCGTTGATCTGCGCCTTGTCAACGTACCAGATGCCTTTCGCTGTCTGTGTTAGTCTTCCACTGATAGGGTCTATTTGTTGCTCATTTGTTGGTTCCATGTGTCCTCCCTCCGCTCATATCACATAGGAATGCATATGCACATGCTCGTGCATTAAGTCCTTCTTTTGCATATCCTTTGTTCACGAGCCATTTATGGTACTCGGTTAGTAGTTCGAGTTCGTCCATAGTATCACCGCGTCGGTCGCTGTGACATCTTTGCCATCACTTGCAGACATGTCATGCAAGTCACCCCCTTCTTGTAGGTCGTGTACTTGTAGATGTTGGTACTTCCGCATAAAACATTCTCTTCCATCGTTGACATCATGTGGACTTTATCTGCGTCAGTCATTGCGTCACTTCCCTTGGAGCGTTTTTAACATCGGTGATTAGATCCGCCACGCGGTCTGGCGTTACGTATCCCACTACGGTATCGTCCCCATCACAGTCCGGAAAGAACTGTCTGGTTATCCATCTGCCCTTCTCGTTCCAAACCGCAACCTCGGCCGTGTACGCTTCAGGAACTTTCTGATCGTCACCATCGAACATCATGTCATAATTACTGCCATAGTTACCTGGTCCGAATTGCACGCTTACCGTGAGGCCGTTACTGAATGTCAGATGAAATCCTGAACTCCTGATGATTCTGAATGCTGCCGCCATACGATCATCCTCGTGTGTTCATGAGCTCGTTGAAACGCCGCTCGGTCGCGTCAGTGCTATCCCACTCAACGACCAAGCCCATCTTGCGATAATGCTGCTTGGCCAAGAAGAGAGCCGTCTTAATGTTCTGGATGTCCCCTACGGTTAATTGCACTTGTTTCATGGTGTTCGCCTCTTATCAATTATTATTTAACAATTGATAAGCTTACAAGTATATAAACCTTTCTATTTCTCGAGGGCACACATATCCTTGAAGAGGATCGTAGAAAGGCCATTCTGACGCAAATGGAGCATCACAGAGAAGCGTTCTATATAGGCCTCGTAATCAGCGTTGTAGACTACAATGATGACGTCATAGCCCGCCTGTAGCATCTTGTGGCATATAATCCACTGGTGGGCGTTCAGACCGTTCAGATTAAACGAACGGAGCGAGGGTGTGTACTTAACCTCGTACCAGAATGTGGCCCCCTTGTCGATCACCATGAAGTCCGGAAGTCCTCGTAAGGCGGCGCTGCCCGTCTGTTTGTAATCCGGAACCTTGAGTACGAATCCGTGAGGGTATGCCTTATCCAAAAAACGACGGAAGAGTAGCTCCGCTTTGCTCATGTTCAACCACCTCGAAATCCTGTGATAGTAACTCTCTGCGTCGTTTGTAGTGCTTGGAAAGATGCTTCGGTCCCAAATCCACGAAATCGATAATTATCGCGGCGTGCCGAGACGCCTTCAACCGTAAGACGCGCCCCACGCGCTGCGTAAGCTGGATACTCGACTTCCCGCCAGCCGCGAGAATAACCACGTCGAGCTCGGGGAGATCGATCCCCTCATTGAAAATGTTGCTTGCCACGATGCAGTTATACTCTGAAAGGTTCTTATAGCGATCGAGGCTTTGACCGTGGCAGAAAATCTTCTTCTCTATGCCAGACGCATCGTAGAGATACTGGCCGTGCTCAATTTGCGTGACGAGCACAAGGACCTTCCTCCCTTTGGCAACATACTGAGCCATTGCGTCGAGGATCATCTTATTGCGTGAGAAATTCTTAACGATATGCTTATCGTAGAGCTCAACGTAATTGTAGACGAAATCGCCCTGTGTATCAAACAGCGGCTTGTAGTAATGCACAACGGCATCCGAAAGATACCACTGCTCGATAAGGTCGCGGCGGCTAATCTGATACACAATAGGTCCGAGAGCGCCGAACATTCGCATGTCTTCGCCGTCTTCTCTTACAGGGCTAGCACTTAGGCCCACGATGATGCTGTCGGTCTTCGCGAACATCGAAAGATTATAGAGGCTTTTGGCGGCCACATGATGGCATTCGTCGAAGATGATAATATCTGACGTTGCTACAAAGGTCGCGGCACGGGGATTTTGATAATTGATGATTCTGACATCGTCGTTCTCCCCGAGTTTTGATTCCCACATTTTCTTAATGTCGAGCGTTGGAACAACGACAGTTGCTGTTCGATTGAGAATCTTGATATACCGCAATGCTGTGATGGTCTTGCCAGACCCGGTAGGCATACAAAGAATTCCTCCTCTATGTTCAATGAGGGCGTCAATAGCGTCATTTTGATATTGTCGCAACTTCGGCGTATGCCAATGTTCGACAGAAGGTATTGTATATTCCCATATGTATTTATCATCCGGCGAGTATTCGCCCCACTGGCGCATAACATCATCGACAACATTCGCGAAGCCCCATGGGAACACACCCTTCTTAACCGAATAAAGCTTCACGACAGCCCATTCGGGGTGAGGCATATATTCGGCTCCTTTGCGAGTATAGGACATCTTCTGCAGAAGCATCCCAGCAAGCTTACCACCCGGGATAGGGCCGATAACACCGTAATTTCCACGCTTTGTAATTTTATAAATAGTCATTGAGACCACCATTTTTCGGAGTATTCGACTTTATAAATGGTTCTAATTCGTGCCACACTTTCGTCAGATCTAAATCGTCAACGCGCAGTTGAGCAGCGGCCTCTTCGACCGGGCAATACTTCCACGCCGTTCCTATCTTCCCGAGACGTTTATTCTTCACCAGTGCTATGACGCCGCTCTTCTTATCGAGATACGCCTCACTGATTTGCTTCTGGATACAATTCGCTCCGGCTTTATACATCTCGTAACGGTTCACCTTGTAGTTCTGCGCAACGAGCGCGACATCGTTTTGTAACTCGTCGCGAATCCATCGGTCAACATCTTTCTTCTCGAACTTGCCAGAAAGATTCTCGACGATAAAAGCCTTCATGTACTTCTCAAAAATGAGAGGACCGAGTTTCGACGCGTTGCTCTTGATAAGCGGTAAGCCCATGACTGTGACTTCGCCATTCGCCACGTAAACGTAATTCTTCTTGAGCGTTTTCTCGTCGTCATCCTTCTTTACGAACATGATGTAATCCAGATAATTTTCGATGTTGATGGTGAATGTCTCCTGTGGGAATGGGACGTACGCATTGATGATACCGACAACCTCCTCAAGGTCGTTAAGAACATCCTCACGCGTCTTAGGTATCAACGCCTTTGCAAAATTAGAATCTGTGTCTCCTGCAATGATGCTATACCCACGCTTTGTGAGCTCTCGCTCCATAAGTTCATTAATCTGTTGCCCAAGATAGCAGCAGTCGGAACCACAATTCTCTGTGTGCAGGCTTGCGAAGACGTCGCTATAACTAGCACCGAAGATACTATTCAAGAGGATTTTGTAGGCGTGCACAAGCGGGTTGTGTTTATCGATCTTCTTGAGTCGCATACGTTCTTTAAACTTCTCCATCATGTCCACCCCTAACGGGTTTGCGACAAGCGTGTCGTACCATCCAGCGACTTTGAAAACTTCATTACCGTGCCAGGCCCCGGGAGTGTTTGGAGGCACTTCACTGAATAAGTTGAATGATGCGAAGATATGCGGATAAAGACTTCCCACGTCGAGATACCATACGCCCCACTCTTCGGAAACTCGTGGTTCGATAACACGTCCGCCCTTATCGCGCTTTCCAGAGTAGGCGGCGGCATAGATTTCTTCGCGATGAAGAATCTCGCACGCGTACATATACCCGATGCTTGCGATACTCGACGTGAGCCATCGCCACTTCTTCGCGTTCTTCTCGCCGACGAATTTGGAGAAGGGCAACCAGAAGTTATAGATTTTATCAAACAATAATTTCGTAACCTTAATATCTCCGAGGAGGTATTTTTTAATGTCTTCGGTCTCCTCGGGTGTCCACGCATCCTTCTTGAAGAGCGTATAATCGATGTCGCCTTTGAGCGTTTCAAACTTTAGTATCTCTGCAATAGCGCGCAATGATTTTGATGGGAAATCAAGATTCATCAGGTTTGCTTTCCCTATCTTTTTGAAACCGTTCGCACCGTCATTCCCGAACAGAAACACGTAGGTGTCGATAGATTTTATCCAGCGGTCATAGACGATTTTATTCTTCACATTCTTCAATATCGGAAGATCGAAATCGTCACCGTTGAACGTCACAATGACTTTGTGCTGTCCGATATACTTCTTTATCTTCTCTTCATTTCCTCTGAATTCAACGGCGTCGTAGCGGTCGTAAGCATAGGAATAGAACCCAATCCACTTGATCCTGGCGTCGTTGCGGTACTGTATCGACTCCTTGTCGATATCATAGTCGCTCCAGCATTCGATATCGAGGATGAGCACCTCTTTAAGATTGGTCATTTAGTCCTCCTTCCGCTTCTTTAATTGCTTCGCCGATTGCTTGCGCCCATTGCGGTACAACTGCGTTTCCGAGTCGCTTAATTCGGTCCACCCGATGGGAAACCCCATCAGCCACTCCACAAATGCCGGATTGAGTCGTGATGACGCCAGTGGCGTCTCTTTGTAGTGCCGGACGTTGCCACAGCCCTTCTGCGTGGGTGTCGGCATTATCGCTAACCCCAGATGGGTTCCTCCCTGCGCGTACTTGCTCCGCCCCTTGAAATCCCTCACCACCGGTGTCGGAACCATCAGGACCGCCCGAGAGAGAGAGTGCTTGCTCTCCCCTACTTGCTGACTGCTCGCCAGGTTGTCCGTAAAGCAATCCGCTACCGTTGGGGTAGGCAATGATTGCGATTCGGTCTCGCCGGTGATACGCACCAACGGCGGTAACTTGTAGATTATCGTTTCTATTTGCCATCCAAATCCTTCTCCATCTGTTGAGAGATAATATACCCATCGTCCTCTTTGAACGTCAGAAGTCCTTTTCTGTAGAGGTTGAGCGCTATCTGTTCGAGTTGCTTGTGTATCTGATTGTGCTTTCTCCTTGAAAGAACACACAAGTTCTTTGCGTGGTTGTTCTGTCTGTTCCCGTCGATATGATGTACCACTTCTCCCTTCTGAAGTGTTCGACCATACTTCTGCTCTGCTATCAGTGTGTGCCTCGACACTCGTTTCCCTTTGGAGTTGAAGCAACTCTCGTAAGTCGACTTCTGTCTGAACCTTGAAGAAGTGTCTATGTGCAATTCCTTCATTCGCGCGTGCAATCTTCTCCACCCTACTCCTAAAGTCTTCGCGGCTTTCCTGAGAGATTTCTGTTCTCTCCAAGTTGTCAATAGCAATTCTTTTGAAAGTGTCTCTATCGATATAATTTTTCTCAAAGTTCACACCTCGTTCCGATAATAACAATTCTATCTCTTCGATGGGGGGCACCGACAGCACTTGCAGGGAAACAATGATACTCTGCATCATACCCGATCGCGGCAAGGTCGATGAGTACGGTATCGAGTCCCCGTTGAGTGAGCGCTGCCACGTTTTCAGCGAAGACGATGCGGGGTCGTAGAACGCTAATCGCTCTGAGGTAATGCTTCCAGAGGCCAGAACGACTCCCCGATATGCCAACTCTCTTTCCAGCATTGCTGATGTCTTGGCAGGGGAATCCTCCGGTGAGCACGTCGATTCTCGGTACACTCGCAAAATCGATCTCCGTAATGTCGCCATATATCGTGGCGTCGGGCCAGTACTTCCGAAGGAAGGCTTGCGCGTGTGGGTCGCACTCGACGAACCAGACTGTCTCGAATCCTCCGGCTCTTTCGAGGCCGAGTTCGATGCCGCCAGTGCCGCTGAATAAGCTTCCGACTCTAAGTGTTCCATTCATATCCCTCACCATCAGATGAATTTACTCATATTGTTTTGGTTCTTTTGTGTTGCTGTCCTCGTGTTCGACATCTCGACAAATTTCGGATTTATCTCACATCCAATAAATTTTCTACCGGTTTGTACCGCAGCCACGCCAGTAGTTCCCGAACCCATGAAGGGGTCGAAAACAACACCACCAATCGGGCATGAATTCTCAATAAACCGTCTGATAAGTTCGACAGGTTTCTGATTCGGATGAATGTTTTCTTCACCGCCAATATTCACATCAAACACCTTTTTATAATTTTGCAATTTTCGTGAGCCATCGAAATACACCCCTGGACTACGAAGGAAAATAATATATTCCAACTCTGGACAGTACGAACTGTTCTTTGCAGGAATAGGATTCGTTTTTCTAATACAGAGAATGTCAAAGTGTAGCCCCCCCCTAACAGCCTCCGTAAGATACTTTGGAACCAATGTCTTATTACAGAAGAAATATGCGTTGACCTTGTCGCCCATCATACTAAGCATCGGCGGGATATATTTATCAAAATCGAAGTGGTTCGTTTCAATGTCGATGATGTTTTGATATTTAACTTCACCGCGCCCAATACGATGGATTCCCCCACCCATCGCCTGAAATTCATATGGTGGATCACTAACTATTAAATCTACTTTTCCGTCGAACGATTTGATAAATTCGAGAGCGTCAACGTGGTGTGTTTTATTCGTCTCCATCTCACTCACCGCATTGCTCCTATCTGTCGAAAGAAGCTCGTCTGCCCGTGTAGAATAGCGTCGATATCTCGCATAGGTAGCTTTGTCGTGTCGCGCAGATATGCCTTCATCACGTCACTATTGTAGCCGACAGCTTTGAGCGTCTTGAGAGCATTGGCTACCCGCTCGAGCTTCTGCTCCAGTTCTATCGCCGGATCGCTTTTTTCAAGAATCTTGATATCACCGCGCTCTGCCGATCTACGCAATGTGTTACTCCAACTCTGTGCCTCGTCTCCTTGTGTTTCTATAACGTATCTCATAAGTACTCCTCCAGTGTTGTTGTCGGTTCAGTGTGTTCAATCTCTCGAATAGCGCGCCGCACATCTTTCAGTGTGATAACGTTATTCCTCTTTGCACAGTTCATACCGCATCCGCGCTGAACGGATTCAGCGGCACGAAGCGCCCGATTGCAGTACTTACATGAAGCCATCGAGCCCTCGCGGTTTGGGTTTGTCTGCAATGAATTTGTACTTCGTTGCCTTGTCATATGCCACCCCGAGGGTCTTGCATTCCTTGTCGCTGAATCCTATCTTACGGTTCACCTCTTGGATATCAATGAGGTGTGTGACCGTCTTGTTCTTCTCGTACTCCGCGCTCGACCATCGATAGTACTGCATGGCCTTCTCCTTGAAAAGGTCGTCATACGCGCTCGATTCGGCCTTTGTCCTCTTCGGATACTTGAAAAAGCCACCCTTACAGTTTACGGCAAGGAGGCTTATTACAATCTCCGGGCTTACTTTGAAAAATAAAAAATCAATATTCGAGCACGCCTGTAGGTTTGACTCCTTCCCACTCATCCACCGAAGGAGTGGATAGGCAAACTTAGGGTCGACCTCTGTGAGTCTACCTGCGCAGAGCGATTTCCAACTGTTGAACATGCGCCTCCAAGTCTTCAATCCGTTCGAGCAGATGCTTTTCGATGTGGTTGATCATATCTGTTTGTGTCAGTTTCATTTCAACACCGCCATAGTCTTGAGAAGGAAGTTCTCCACGATGATTTCCTTGCTGATGACGAAGTTAACCTTACTCACTGCGTCGGCCAGATTGTTCACGATCTGTGTGAATACTGGGCCGGGCATCTGCTTCTTCACGATACAGAGGTCGACGATGTACGCGTGATACTCGTCGAGGAATACGTCGTATTCAACGTTCCCGTCAAGTAAAACTTGGCGGGCATCGATGAAGTTTTGTGCCTTTAGGAGACCATGGATAGTCTCTGGAAGCATCGATTCCTTATTCAAGTCCGACGGCTCTATCTGACGTCCGAGCTCATGAAGACGTTGTAATTGATTGATAGCCTTACGAACATCGCCATTACAACGCTTCGCTATCTCACAGAGTTCTACCGGCCCAATACGTACGCCTTCAGCGGCCACGATACGGTCAAGATACTTCGCTATGCTCTCACTGTCTGTCTCGAACTTGAAGACGGTAAATCGACTCTTGAGCGGCTCGATGATTTTGTTCTCATAGTTCGCCGTGGCGATAAACCGGCAGTTACTATGGTACGTCTCCATCATGTTCCTAAGACTCGTCTGCGCGTCCACAGTCAGTGCATCACACTCGTCGAGAAAGACGATTTTGACACCACCATTATGGCTCTTGGTCATTGCGAAGTTTTTGACCTTATCGCGGATCGTCTGAATTCCCCGCTCATCGGAAGCGTTCAATGTCAGTGTCTCTGCACCAGTCTTCGCAATGATTATCTTCGCCGTTGTCGTCTTCCCCGTTCCTGGTTTGCCAATAAAGAGAAAATGAGGAAGGTTGTCGAGGGAATTCTTAATCCCATCGGCAAGTCCCATAACATCTGCGAACTCCTTCGGTCGATACTTTTCGTTCCAGATAGCCATGACGCACCTCAGTCATCGCTCACTTGGAGCGGAGCGGCAACGTATTGCACGCTATATTCTGGCGTTACCATCTTGAACATGACCGGATAATCGGTCTTCATACCGAATTCCACGGTGTTCTCAAGACATGAAAGTACATCGTTGACAGCATCGCCAAGGTGTACGACAGCGTTCGGTAGTGTCGTCGCGATCGTATCTGTTACGGTATCGAACGATTTACCACCCGTTGTGATATAGAGCTTCCCCTCCTCGACACGGAACTGTGTTTTCGTAGAGTCAACGATTTTTTTATTCTTCACGATGCTACGAAAGACGTCTGACGGCATGGTGACCGTGGCCTCCCATGTTCCCTTCGTCGTGGTCGTAAGCGCGTTATCTACGAAATCGGCGTCAGATAAGACATAATCAACCTGCTTCGTCGCATTGAAAATACTCAGCTTGTTCTTGTTGATCTGTATCTCAACGACCCCGGTGAAGAGGTTCAAGAGCTGTGAGAACATCCGCATATCCTTGATATACCATGATTGGTTCTCGCCGTCAACCGCGTTGAGAGTCGCGTACGCCGCCACGGTATTATCGATGCTACGATTGTACGCCCACATGCGGCCGTTCTCGATGTGCACCGCAGCCGTTACTATGGCGTTGTTAAGCGTGGCTTTCGCCAAAAAAGGGGAGAGTCTTGATATGTCGATTTTCATTGTTCACCATCCGTTTATACGAGTTTGACGTCGTAGAGGCGCTGTTCCTTCTTCGCGAGTTTTACATCCTCTTGGTATTTCACAGCGTCCTCCTGGTTGACGAAGTCCATCAGTTTCATGAGGTTCGGGATTCTTTCGGTTGCATGGCCGCCATTCATGTTCCTCTTGATACTGACCTTCGCGCCCGTGAAGGTTCTATTATGCTCCTTTGCATACTTCACAAGCACTCCGTCCTTACCGAAGAGCTTAAAGTAGAGCTCCCAGTTCGATACTGTGAAGATGCCGTTCACGCAGTGGATGTCGTAGCGTTTGACTTGGCCGTCCTTCTGCTTGACACCGATGTCGAACTCTTGGCCTTCGGTCGTCTTCCCGCGCGTCTTGTCGTTGCGGGCTATCTTTATGACCTCGAGGATCACCGTCTCGCCGACCTCTGGGTTCTTGATGTACGATTCGCCTGAGAAATCATCAAGACTCAAACCCGCGTCGATGTCCTGGGCGTTGTCAAAGTTTATTTGTTCGTCTGCCATATGGTTACCTCCTCAATATCCACCATCTGTGGGTGTGTGTTGAGTGTACTTTTTCTTTAGCATACTAATATATAAATGTTATCTTTTTATAATTTTATAATTCTTCCACCAGTGCTGAACGCAGAGCCCCCCAAGGGCCGCATCAAGCCTACACGGTTCGCCGCACTTAGTGGTCGCGGAGCATTTCATAGATTCAACTCCTTCAAGATGCCATCGCGGTACTTTCTAATGCGTTCGTCTTTCTTACAAATATGGTTGTCCAGATATGCAGTCACCACTTCCTTCACTCGCTGCTTATCGCGACAGTGCTCTTGTACATCGTCAATGCTTATACATGGACCGAACGCGCCACAATTACTGCATCCCGCATCAACTTTGTGTTTCAGACTCGGATATTGTTCTTCGAATGGTGTTGGTATATACGACGCTCCAGTTGGAACTCCTTCTTCGGTGCTGTCAAGTTGTTCGTCAAACGATGTCATAGGTTCAACTCCTTCATTTTTCGGCAAGCAGGACATAACGGCGGGCGTTCGTTATCATATGTTGGAATTTCACACGTGCATAACTCCCGCATTGCCTTTCTCACGCGCGATAATTCGTGCCTACGAATCTCATTCAACAACACCATAGCATCCTCTTTTGTTGTCGCGGTCTGTAGTGCCAGGACTATTTGCAAGTTCACTTCTTCGTTGCTCATCTTTAACTCGTAATCAGTTAGATACGCCATAACATACCTCCCTTATTTAGCACAGTTCCGAAAATGTTTTTTATGCACCGGAAGCATTTTACCAAGGAATATTTCTTTATGATTACTATTTCCCATCGGTTCGCGACACATATGACAGATAACTCTATAGACGAACGGCTTCCTGTTTAGTTTCCACGCTGCGAACTCTAGTGAATGTTTCTCCTCGACAAACTGTTTATAGAGATTAGTTGTCATCCGTCCCACCGTTTGTTCTTCGGGTTGTAATGCGCGCGATACGTCCATTCTGCGTTGAGAGCTCTCGTAAGCTCGTAGAGTTCCACTGTTGTCATAGTTTCGATAGACTTCATGTCGACACCTCCGTTTCAAAACTAATAATGTCACTTGGCTTTGACTGCCGAGGGATTCTGAATTTGACTTTCTTCAGCACATATGTCGGATTCCCAAGTATCGCTATCCGCTTATAGATGCAGTTACTATTTGTGAATCTGTAGATGGTCTTATTGTCCTCCTTCTCTAATCCTTTGCTCGAACAGTACTCGTCGTACGCGTCGATAACTTCATCACGCGTGAGCGTGTCCTGAGTGTCATCAGTCGTGACTATCTCATCGTACCAGAACCGCGCGTATGTATTGCTCTCGCTTTCCCATTTACGTTTGATCGTGTTTGTGTTCTGGTGTATTGTGAATCGTCGATTCTTCAAAAGCCGTTTCAAGCCTTCGAGAGACCAGTTCAAAAGCCCGCTCATCTCTTTATCCGTCGTTATCTTGGTGAATATATCCGTGTCTATTATTTTGTGGTGCGGTTCCGTTTTCTCTTCCGGCAAGACGAATTTATATGGAAAGTTGATCATGATCCACCGATCCCAGAATCCGTCGGTATTGTCATGACTTGCTGGTAAGTCGTTACTCGCGAACACCATCTTGGCGTACGGCTTGAATGATATCTTGCTCTTGAACTTCCTGTCCGCGGTCATCTGGTCGCGGCCAACAATGCTTTTGAAATTCCCGGTGAACTCAAGCGCCTGCTTACTGATGTCCGGACTAAAATTTGCGTATTTGTTATGAAGCTCTATGAGGTTGAATCCGCCGTCCTCTATCGCTATGAGGCTGAGATTTGTGACGTTCTTCTCTCCGAGCATCTTTCCTAGTGTTGCAATAAGCTTCCCCTTGCCATTCCTTCCGCCACCTAAGAACATAACGGCCTTCTCCATGAGCGCATCACGATAGAGAAGATACCCAGCGATTTCTTGTATCGTATCGACTTCCGATTGCGTCTCTACGATGTCGTGGATAAACGACAATATTTTTTCTGGGCGTGCCTGTGGATCGTAGAACACGGGGAGCTTCGTGAAGAAGCGGTAATCGCTATCGAAATTCATGAGTTCGAGCGTGTCGATGTTTAAGATGCCGTTTTGCACCGGTAGGAGGTGTACATCCTCATCGATGAAGAAGCGTTCTTTTTCTACATAGCTATCGACTGTTATCTTATCGATGACCTTCTTCGCGAAATTGATATCGTAAAGCGGTCCTAAGATGCCGCGGATGTACTCGAGGACATATGTTTTTCCTTCTGGGATATAGATGCCTTCCTTGTAGATGTATATCTCGGTCTCTTTATCGTCGCGTATTGTTCTTACGTGGTACATCTTTATGAACTCTTCGGCGAGTATCTCTGCTGCGCGGTACCGTTTTTTCTTGTCCGCGAAATTGATAAGGATGCTAGTGCGGGTATCGTTACTCATCCCCGCCATCTCTGCAAGCCGTTGTTTCGCATCGATGAATTCTATACCGTGAATCCATTGCATGAGGTGGAAAATGTTACCGGCTTTATAGCAGTGGAAACAATACCAGACGTTTTTCGTGAAGCTAAAGCACTTACCACCTTGCGATGTATGACCTAAAGGACACATACACGTGCTTCCTTCTACGGCGTTAATGCCGCTTTGCACGAGAATGTCACGGATGGTGATTTTGCTTTTTATCTGTACGCAGATGTCGTCGAAGTCGAATACTGCGGGTTTGATATCGGTTTTGTCCTCTTTCTCGTAGACGAGGAGATTATCATCGATGTTAAGGAGGATGGATTTGAGGTAAGCATAGGGGAATGTTGCTATCTCCATGTCGTTGACAACGTCATAGGTCGATTGTGTGCTAAGAACGGAGTTTGGACCAACGACCATCTTTCCGGTTGCCTGGATGTCGGCGGCGCGTTCTCCGGCTTTAGTGCTCAGCGAAAAGCTTTTTGGAGCGTCGACGTCTACGTAGAAGTAGAAATGGTTGAGTTTCTTACCCGCTGTCCTGACCGTAAAGGTGTTCCGAAACTGTTCTATCTCGAGAAGTCGATCCTGGATGTGTTTCATGTCACAATCGACGACGACCAAACGGTTGAACCCTGTTGCTACTCCATAGGTGTTATCTCGTATTTCTTCCTGGTAGGGATAATTATGGGTGCTTGTCCAGGCCGATTCTATGGGAAATTTCCCATTCGTCTTTATAAATCGGCAAGCACTAAGTTGCTTCGGAATTTGTACCATCGGAGCCACCCATTGCGCGCTGCACTTGCTTCACTTTGTCCCGGATCGATTTGTTCACAAAATTCGACATTGATGGGTACTCTAACGGGTCGCCCGCTATGATTTGCTTCATTTGCTCCCAAAGATTTGGGTCGATGTCAATGCTTGTTACTGGCATGGAATTACCTCTTGTTTATTTTTGGTGATTCTTTAATAAGAAACTATATAAACTTTTTCATTTTTGAGCCCAAGACTACAAGCAAAACACGCAAAACGACCAGTTCTATACCCCGCGTAAGAACATAAAAATAATTATATAGGATATAGAAACTGCCTGTTTTGCGTGTTTTGCCTGTATTGGGGTGTTTTAGTTACTTTAGGGTGACAATTACTGTTTTCAATTGGGTGTCAATTTTCGATAGATTTATATAGTCGAAATTACAGAAAAACAGCGTGAAGACGGTTCCGATAAGCGAAGAAGTCCACGCGCTGATGAAGCAACACCTAGCGAAGCTCACAACGCGTCATAAAACGATCCAGGCATTCGTTGATGCCGCGGTGCGTAGAGCGCTTACAAAGCGCTAGGAGGGCACGGTGGAGCGGAATTATCAGAAAGCCGCCGAAGACATCCGGTATTGCCAGAAATGCGGCCGTTCCGAGTTCTCATGCGTTTGTGGCTTCTCAGAGCACACCGAGAAGGTCAATAGGACGCAAACGTGTGACCTCTGTCATCGCCAAGTTAACAGGGTGACCATGACTAGCCGCTTATGCCGCCGTTGCGACCTGGGAGGCTCTAGTGGTCTCTAAGAACGCCATAACGATGACAAAGGAGCAGCACACCGCATTCCGTGAAGAATTGAGGCGGCTGATAGAATCCGGCGAGATATTACGGTATTCGCGCGAACAGCTCTATAAGCAAGTCACAGAGAATTACGGCGTCGCCTCGAGCAGACGCATCGTAGATACGGGGATCGCAGAGATTTATAAATCGATTGACATCGACGAAATCGACGTCACGAAGAAACGACTGTACGTCCTCTTCGAGACGCTCTTCCGGGACACCACAAACCTCCTTGAGAACGCCAAGGACGATTACGAAAAGCGCAAAGCGATAGAGCTCACACTCACCCTTGTCGAAAAGTTCACAGACTTCCTGGAAGCCTTCGGGCTCAAAGAACGCATAGCGACGACGATCAACATTGGCCTCGAAAAACAGCTCGTCATCATTAAAGAAGCCGAGAAGGTGGTGGACGCCATACCCATCGAGGAGAAGATTGATGGAGCAACATAAAGTCGTCTTGAGCGCGAAACAGCGCGAAGCGTGGAACGCCCTCGTCGACGGAGAATCTAACGAAATCCTCTATGGTGGCGGAGCCGGTGGTGGGAAAGGGCAACCACTCGACGCGCTCGTCAATACCCCCTTTGGGTATCGACGAATGGGAGACCTGAGAATTGGTAGTAAGGTGTCGAACCCCACTGGCGAAGTTTCCGAAGTGATAGCGATACACCCGCTCGGGAACCGGCAACTATTCGAAGTGGCCTTTCTCGACAAAACGTCGACCGAGGTGACGGGAGATCATTTGTGGCTGGTTTGGGAATCTCATAACGGGCGCAAAGTTAAAGGGAAGGAGATGGGCGGTAGAGAATCGGCGAGAATACGCACAACAGAAGAACTCTTGCGACTGCAACCGAGGAGATTTAGAATACCGATCAGCGCGGCAATTCCGTATAACGATGTTGCGAGATACTCGCGCAGGCCAATACCGCCCTACCTGCTTGGAGTGGTCCTCGGTGACGGGTGGTTGACGGAAAATGTTATCGGGTTCTGCTCGGCGGATAAGGAGATCGTGGAGAAAACGCGGCAACTTGCCGAATTCAACCCGCCAAGTCGGCAGGGCAATGTCACCATCAACAATTTAAAAGGCGGGCGTTCGAGCAAACTCTACGGGCATTTTGAAAAGTTCGGGCTCATCGGAAAAAAATCACACGAGAAATTCATTCCGAAACCCTATCTGCTCGGCACAATTGAGGAGCGCTGGGAATTGCTGCGCGGCCTTATGGATACCGATGGATGGGCCGACATCGATGGAGACACACATTTCTGCACAACAAGCCCGCTTCTGCGCGACGATGTTGCGGAACTTGCGCGCTCACTCGGAGCATATGTGACGCAACACTCGAAGTTTCCAAAGTTCATGCATGATGGTCGAGTGAAGTGCGGAAAAGACGCCTGGGTGCTGAGAATAAAATTCAGGAACTCGTCACTCGCTTTCTCCTTGAAGAGGAAGATGGAACGCTGCAAGCTAATCGAACCACAAAGCATGGGGAAAGAGATCGCATCCATACGGCCCACAAGAATGGTCGAAGCACAATGCATCACGGTGTCGCATCCAAACGGGCTTTATCTCACGAACGATGTCATCGTGACTCACAACAGTTTCATAGGCTGCCTATGGCTTATCGTGATGTGCCAGCAATACCCGAAGACGCGCTGGCTTATGGGGCGTGCGGTCTTGAAGGCTCTCAAAGAGTCAACGCTCAAAACGTTCATCGACCTCATCGCGGCTCTCGGATGGGGCGACATCGTGAACATCAATCAGGTCGATGGTAACATCCGATGGGACAACGGTTCTGAGATAATCTTGAAAGACCTCTTCGCGTATCCGAGCGATCCAAACTTTGACAGCTTGGGTTCGACGGAATACACGGGCGCGTTTATCGACGAGGCGTCGCAGATATCGTTGAAAGCGAAGAACATCATCATGTCGAGGATTCGTTACCGGCTCGATGAGTACGGCCTTATACCGAAGCTTCTCATCTGTAGCAACCCGGCGAAGAACTGGATGTACTCGGATTTCTACAAGCCCGCTGTTGAGCGAAGGCTTCCGAAGGATAAGAAATTCATCCAGAGTCTCGTCGGCGATAACCCATACATCAGCCCGCATTATATCGAATCGCTCAAGAAGCTTGATAAGCTCACGAAGGAACGTCTGCTCTTTGGTAATTGGGAATACGATGATGACCTCGGAAAGCTTTTCAAGTACGAGAGCATCATGAACATTTTTACGAATTCCTTCGTGCGACCAGGCGAGAAGTATATTACATGTGACGCCGCGCGCTTGGGGTCAGATATCTGCACCATCTATCTCTGGGACGGTCTGCGAGTTACTGAAGTACACACATACAAACTGAGTCTCGGCTCAACAATTCGTCGAACAATCACAGAACTCGCAGAGAAGGGCAACGTTCCACGAAGCCATATCTGTATCGACGAGGATGGTGTGGGCGGTTTTCTCGTCGATGAATTCCCAGGCTGTCGCGGGTTCGTGAACAACTCCTCACCACTTGGTAAAGAGAACTATGCGAACCTAAAATCGCAGTGCTATTTCAAACTCGCCGAGTACGTTGAGAAGAACATGATATACTTCGCCGTCGATGACATCGATGTCACGACGAAGCTTATCGAGGACCTTGAGCAGATAACACAGAAGAACCTCGACAAGGATGAGAAACTAGCGATTGTGAGCAAGGACGTCATCAAGGCGCGTACAGGAAGATCGACGGATTATTCCGACGCCTTGATGATGCGGATGATTTTCGAGGTCGGGGTGCAGGAATCGTATTCGACGGCAAAGCCTTTGACAACCCGATTTTAAAAAGGATAGATATATAAAACCCAAATTGCAGAAAATAGTTTTATAAACCTAACGGTGTCTATGTTCCGAGTAACCGGGCAAATACTGCGAAGGAATGGCACTGTCCTCTGTGAGAATAAACGATACAAACTCATCGAATGGAACGAAACATCATCGCGGGGTCGAACATTCACGTACCTCGTCGTCATGCAAGGATTGAAATATACGCGGCCGGTGCGACTGGAGCAGTATGAAGTCGCGTACTGGCGCTTACAGATTCAACAGGAGAATAGCGTGGAGGTACAAGTATGGTAGACATCACAACCGAAAGAACACATCGAATCGATGGCACTGATTATATCGCCATCAAGCGCAGCACGTGGGTGAACGGGGTGGGAAAGCGGGTCACGCAGATAGTCGAAGAGCACGACTTGACACGTGATGAGATCGAAAACGTCATCAACGTTGAGGCCGACGCCGAACTCAAAAACGTCAACGCCGAGATAGAGAAGCTCACCCAAGAGATAGCCGAGGTGCGCGCAGAGCATCAGGAAGTGTTCGATAGCGAAGAATATCAGAAATTCAAAGAGATGCTCAAAGAAGAGAAGTATCGGAAGTTTTTCCAGCATCTTAACACGGAGCGCGAAGTCGTCGGCTTCGAAGGAAGGCTGAAAGAGATGCAGAAAACCGTGCAGGATATCGAAAACTGGCGCGCCCAGATGATAGCACTGCACGAAGAACTCGACGATTCCTGAGTTTTCTTTCTTTAGTTACATTTATAAAAATAAAAACTAATTCGTGACACATGGCGCGTGGTAGTCTTTTTAAAAAGTTCTTTGCTGATAAACCAGACCCGGTACAGAAAGAGTCAGAACTCTCAACCGTGAAGAATCTCATGCGCCCGACAGATAACGATTACCTCTTCGCACTCAATCGTTCGCAAGTCTGGGGGTTCAATGACACCGTTATCGGCATGAATGAGCTTTATCAGATGCGCGTCTATTCCGACGTTCTCCAGAATATCCTCAATACGCTCCGTAACGAAATCTTCCGGCGCGGTATCGGATATCGGAATATTACAACATACGATAATGTTTTCCAAGAGGAGAAGATCAAGCGGTTCTTGCGCGCGGCGAACCTGAATAAGCAGACGCTCAAAGAGGTATTCCAAGAGCTCGAGGACGATATGAACATCGTCGATGACATGTATATCATGGCGCGAAAGAATTATCTGGTCAATGGCAATAACGAAATCATCGGCGGTGAGGTCATAGAGTTCTTACGCATTCATCCGGCATCCGTTGAAATGCTCTTCGATGATACGAGTCGATTAGGGCATGATAAGGATGGAAAGCCGATCTACTTCGATGTCGAGGATAGGACGCAAACCACGAATAGGCTGGTGAATAAGAACGGCCTCAAGAATCTCCGCGCGTGCTACAAGGTGAAGAGCGCGAAAGATGGTTCGTACCAATACTACGACACGAGTGAGATTCTCCACGTTTCGAAGTACCACCCATCGAAGACATACGGATTCTCGGTTCTCTACTCATTGAACAACAAGGTCATGACCCTGATGAATATGGATTATTACATCCGGCAGTACTACTCAGGGAACAAAGTCCCGAAAGGCATACTCACCGTGAACACAACGAACGCCACAGGGTTCCGCGCGTTCTGGGACGAGTTCATGGAAAAAGTGCGTCTCAACCCTCACAGCGTCAACCCGCTTATCCATCAGAGCAGTGATGGGAAGGACCCGATAAAATGGATCGACTTCATGCGGAATTTGCAGGAGATGCAATACACTGAGGTCCGTAATGAGATGGTCACGAAGATCGGCGCGGTGTTCAACGTCTCCCCGATATTCCAGAACGACACATCAACCGGTGGCGGTCTGAATAACGAAGGATTGCAAATCACCGTGACCGATCGCGGCGTGGAGGTCGGCCAGGCCATCTACAATGAAAAAGTCCTCCCGTGGATACAGGAACAGCTTGGCATCACCGACTTCGAACTCTTCCTCGAGCCGAGCAAAGAGATAGACGAGGTCTATGAAAAAGAACTGCGTCTCAAAGAGATAGCAATCGCTCGAGCGACCGCAGAATTAGGCATTACAGTATCGATGAACGAGACCGGAGAGTTCTCGTATAAACCCGGTCGAGTCACCATTCAGAGTTCCCAGCCTTCTATATACCCCCCCGCTGTCATGGAAACCGACACCTCACCTCTATCACAAAAGGCTGGGAACACTTCTTTTGTTAAAAAAAAAAATAATTTTCAAGAAGTCCTTGACCCAAAGCAAGAAAAAGAGATAGAGAGTGCGCTTCTTAACGAACTCAAGAAGCTTCTGAAGCAGTTTGAGACGAAGACACGCCCGACGAAAGAGGAACTCGACCGCAAAATAGCGGAGACTGTCAAGAACTTCGATAGTGTCGTGAAGACGAAGAGCAGCGCGAAACTCAAAGCGATTTACATAAAGGCCGCGCAGGATTTGGGCCGTGAGATAGGCCAGAAGTTCACACTCGCCGAGCAGGATAAGAACATCATCGAAGCGTTGAAACGCGAACCGGTGTACCAGGAGGCGTTCAGGAATATCAGCGTCTCACTAAGCGATAAGCTCAAACAGGCAGTTGTCGACGCATACAGCACGCCTGAAGGTTTCAAGATCGACACTATCGTCGCGAACATGAAGGAGAATACCGACGCGATAGAAAGCGATTTGCGACGCATTGCGCGCACTGAGACGACGAAGATCAGCACCGCCGCGCGAAAAGTGCAATATGATAAGACCGGGAAGGCGTACAAGTACTATCACATCGGCCCCGACGATAACCGCACCACTTTAGCCTCTAAGGAGGTTAAAACGCTCACGAAGAACGGCGTCTCATGGGATGAATACGTCGATATCATTCAGAAAGTCGCGGGGAAGTACAACCCTAAATGGATCGTGAATCGCGCCGCGCCAATCACACACCCGAATACTCGCCATGTCTTCATAGCACGCCTGGCGGAGGCATAATGTGACTGTCGTGCCGAAGAACGACCAGGACCAACAGAGTTGGGATATCGCGAGTTCCGCTCGTCGTGTAATTCTTGTTGACACTTCTGGCTATGACACTCTAATCGATGAGGGAGCGACGTACACATACATCGGTAAGGCGCTGCCAGGGACATTGAGCAGCGCCGCAACGTGGCGAGTATTTCGCATAACGAACGCTACTGGGGTCTTACGACACGCTGATGGTGTTTCTTCATTTACGAAGGTCTTCGATGACCGGACGGGGTACACGTATGGTTAACTACGTACAAATTGATAATGACACGTGGGTGCGGTATGACCCGGTAACCGCGTCTAGCACGGTATTGAAGAAATCACTCCTTCTCGAGATGAAGGCGCGCCACGAAGAGACCTTGGCGGGTGAATCACTATCAGACGTTGCACTCCTCGTATGGGCGAAGATGAACTATCCGACTCCAGAGATTGCTCGTGAGATACAAGGCGCGAAGATGAGCATCGCTCAAATCGACGCCGATTTGGAGGGTATGAATGGCAGTTAGAGTTGCTACCCTTGGTGGGAATTTCAGCGCAGCGACGACCTGGCAAACCGTGAGTGCTGCTTCTCCGTGGGGAACTTCAACTGTGTCGCTCACTACGACGCGATTGACAAGCGCTGTATTCACCGCCCCGAATACGACGAGTAATTGCCTCGGTGCTGTGACGTGGTGTGCAGGGATGACGCAGTATAGAACTTCGACATACTTTGCCACACTGCAAGAGTACAACGGCTCCGCGTGGGTTGATGTTGCCACCGCATCGGTTCCTGAATCGACGATGGATTATACGACGGAAGGCGTTGGCATGTCGACGTTTTTGTACTTTCAGCTTCCGACGCCGTACACATATACGACGACGACTGCCGGTTATTACCGTTGGCAGTTTTATCGTGATGCGACCGCGGGAGGAAACCCGACGTTCCGACGCGACGCTTCTTCTTCAATTGTTTCGTACTACACAATTGACGACCGAACGGGAACTCCGGCCGCATCGGATAATCTACTTATTGTGAGTGACCCGAGTAATCCTGTCGTCGTCACGCTAGACGGCGACGC